GGATCATCCGACGAGTTTATCAAAGATGATGACCTTGACAAAAAGATAAGAGCAGAGTATACTAGTGAATATAGTTGGAAAGATAATATAGTTCCAACACCATTTCAAATCACAGAAGAATCTAAATCAATATACAAAGTTTTATTAGATATAGGGATTTGTCCAGAACAGGCAAGAATGGTATTACCTCAAAATACTTACACTGAATGGTATTGGACTGGTTCATTATTTGCCTTTGCTAGAGTATGTAAATTGAGGTGCGCAAAAGACACGCAGAAAGAGACTAGGGACGTTGCCAATGAAATCCTCTCATTGTGTTCTGAAATATACCCTGTGTCTTGGAAATATTTGACGGAGAAAAAATAGGAGAAAAAAATGTTATTACCATCACTTTATCAAGAATTTATACACCTATCTAGATATTCTAGGTGGTTAGAACATAAAGGTAGAAGAGAAACTTGGGAAGAAACTGTCGATAGATATATGAACTTTTTTGAAGAACATTTAATGGAAAGATATTCATATAATATACCAGAAGAAACATATGAAAAAGTTAGAAAATATATCCTTGAACTCAAAGTTATGCCTTCAATGAGAGCATTAATGACTGCTGGCCCTGCTCTGAAAAGAGATAATGTTGCTGGATATAACTGCGCTTATACTGCTATTGATAAACTGCGAGCATTTGATGAAATCCTTTACATTCTAATGTGTGGAACTGGTGTTGGTTTTAGTGTTGAGAAACATCACACCAGAAAACTTCCAACTGTAGCAGAAACATTTGAAGATACTGATACTACCATCGTTGTAGGGGATTCTAAAAAAGGGTGGGCAAAGGCATATCGTGAACTCGTTTCTCTTTTGATTTCTGGTCAAGTTCCAAAGATTGACTACTCAAAAGTGAGACCTGCTGGGTCAAGATTGAAAGTTTTTGGTGGTCGTGCATCTGGACCAGAACCGCTAAAAGATTTGATGGAGTTCACTATAACAACATTTCAAGGTGCTGCTGGAAGAAAACTGTATCCTATTGAATGTCATGATATTGTATGTAAGATTGCTGAGATTGTGGTTGTAGGTGGGGTAAGACGTTCTGCCCTTATTTCCCTATCTGACTTGAATGATGATAGAATGAGAAGTGCTAAATCAGGTCAATGGTGGGTTATTGATCCACATAGAGCATTAGCAAATAACTCAGTTTGTTATCGTGAAAGACCTGATATTGGAACTTTTATGGAAGAGTGGTTATCCTTATATCGGTCAAAGTCTGGTGAAAGAGGTATTTTCAATCGTCAAGCATCAAAGAAGACAGTTGAAAAGTTAGACGGTAGAAGAGAAATAGATTATGACTTTGGAACGAACCCTTGTTCCGAGATTATTTTGAGGTCAAAAGAGTTCTGTAATCTATCAGAAGCAGTTGTGTCGAAAGATGATACAATTCAAACTCTAATGGAAAAGGTTGAAGTTGCTGCTATCATAGGAACTTGGCAATCAACACTGACATACTTTCCATACTTATCAAAACATTGGAGAGAGAATTGTGAAGAAGAGAGATTGCTAGGTGTATCTCTAACTGGTATTATGGATAGTGAAATCACTAACGGTAGAGGTGAAACTTCATTGAAAGAACTTCTTCCTCAACTAAAACAAAAGAGTATCGAAATGAATCAGAAAGTTGCTGCTGAAATAGGTGTAAACCCTTCTGCTGCAATCACTTGTGTAAAACCTTCTGGAACAGTATCACAGTTAGTGAATGCTGCTAGTGGTATTCACGCAAGACATTCTGAATATTATATCAGAACTGTTAGAGGTGATAAGAAAGACCCATTGGCTCAGTTTATGGTTGAAATGGGTTTCCCACATGAAGAATGTTTTATGAAACCAGAACATCAATGGGTTTTCAGTTTTCCAGTGAAGTCTCCTGAGAATGCTGTATTTCGAAATGATATGTCTGCTATTGAACAATTAGAGTTGTGGTTGGACTATCAAAGATACTGGTGTGAACATAAACCTTCTGTAACAGTTTCGGTAAAAGAACATGAATGGTTTGAAGTTGGTTCTTGGGTATGGAAACACTTTGATGAAGTTTCTGGTGTGTCTTTTCTACCAAGTTCTGATCACACGTATAAGCAAGCACCTTATCAAGAATGTGGTGTTGAAGAATATGAAGAACTTCTAGCAAAGATTCCACAAGATGTTGATTGGTCTGGATTGGAAAGATTTGAAAAAGAAGACAACACAAAAGGGGCGCAAACTTATAGTTGTACTGCTGGTAGTTGTGAAATAGTTGACTTGACGTAAATAAACTCCTTGACTTCTCCTCTCAAATACTTTATAATAGTAATATAAGGTAAAAAGGGAGTGTTATGTCAAATTTTACATTAGTAGTCATTGATGGAGACTTTATAAATATATACAAGCAAGAAACTTTCAATGAGTCTATTGAAAAAATGGTTGAATTGAAAGATCGTGAAGATCTAAAATGGATATTCTATAAACAAAACGAGATTCTTGCCAGTAAAGGTATTGATGACTAAACGTGAAAAAATTTTGGTAATATGGATGGTTATTATGACTTGGGGTCATATAGTCTATAACAGATTCTTGATTGAAACTAACACACTTTTCTTACAAGACTTATTCAGAGCATTTAGAAATTTTGTAATGTCTTTTGTATGATAATCTGTGGGATAGATTACAGTATGAGTTGTCCATCTCTTTGTATTTTTGATACAGAGAAAACTTTTTCATTCCAAAATTGTGATTTCTACTATCTAATAGATAAGAAAACCAAAATCATAGACGAGAGGAATATACATGGCGAATATTATTCAAAAGATTCTGAAAATGTTAAAAGGTTCGATCATATATCGAACTGGGCAGTCAATATTCTTGATGAGCAAAAAGTCAATCACGTATTTCTGGAAGGATATTCCATGGGTTCTCGGGGTAGAGTCTTCCACATTGCAGAAAACACAGGTGTCCTCAAACAAAAAATATACGAGAGAGGAATTGATTTCGAAGTTATCCCACCTTCAACGTGGA